TTTCAGGTTCGCCCCCTCGAAACGCCTGTCGCGCTTGCCCTGCATGAGCTTGACAAGCCCGGTGTAATACGCGCCCTTTGCCCATTCGTCCATGTGCGTTTTCACGTACTCGACGAAATGCGGTTCAATGACCATGCGTTCATTGTGGACGTAAGAACGCGGAATGTCCTTGATTCCCTGCCTGTGCCAGACCTGACGCCATTCCGAATCGGTAAACCACTTTTCCGCGCTCTGTCCGCCGCGACCTTCCTGAAACGCGCAAGCTGAATCGGCCATGTAGTCAGGCCATCCGATCACCTGAGCGCCGTTCCGCTTGAACGCGACGACAACGCTCTTGTCGGCGAGCAAACCGCCCATCGTCGCCGTGCGTCCGGCCCTTGCGCGAAGATCCTTCGTGAAGTCCTCGAAATCCTTGAACTTCGGAACGCCTTGAACGCCGCCCGACTTCTGCATGACTTCGACAAACTTCTTTTTCAGGCCTGCGCAGGCGCGACCGTAGGAAAGCCGCCAAAGTTCCTTTGTGTCCTTCTGCATCCGCTTCGCCCAACGGTCGATTTCCTTGAACGAGACGACGAGAGCGACCGCGTTTCTGCCGCGGCCCTTGGTGAAGCTTACGCCCGAATCTGTCAGCGTGTAGGCCATTATCTCGGAGCCCTCGCGTTTGAAGTGCAGCGAATCACCCAGCCGAAAAACACGTCGCGAGTAATCTGCTGTACGGTCAAGATCGTTCCGTCCTTTAGTTCGAGAGTGTCGCCGTTCGCCATGCCGACGCATTCCGCAGGGTTCGTCTCGACGATAACCGTCCACGGATCGGCAGCCATGCCGCCGCGTGTCGGCCCCGCCGAATCGCTTTGCGACTCGCCATGCACGACGACGGCCTTGAACGAACCTTCGAGGTGCGGCGCTTTGTCCTGACGCCACTTTACAAGTTCGTCCATCGGCTCAAACGCCGCGCCACTCTCGAACATGTTTTCCATTTTTTCGTAACGCCGGGCGCGGCGCAGCCTGAGTCAACGCCGCGCCCGGTGGACATCGCATTGATTAGGATGCGGCGATATACTGCACCTTGGCAGGCTGAACGAGCTTCGCGCCCCAAAGTACGTCGGCGTTCAGGAACTCCTTGCGCTTCGCCGGGCTGAGGTGGCGCGTGACGGTGATCGGGAACCCGTTTTCATCCATGACCGTTCCGGCCTCGATGAAACCGCTCTCGTCCTTGAGCGTCTTGCGAGCGGCGACGACAACGGACGTGTCCGGAATCAATGCGCCCTTGACGCCAGTCGGCAGATCGCGAAGGGCAATGACGCCCTTGAATCCGTAGAGTCCGCGAATGATGCCCTGACGGATCGCCTCGTCGCCGCCGTAGACGTGTGCGTCGAGATCGCCGAGAAGGGTAGCGAAATACACCGGTTCGAGAGCGAGAACCGTGCGCGAAACGCGGCCCTTGCAGCTTGCGGTGATCTTCGCTACGTCGGCCTTTCCGCCGGTTGCGCAGACAACCTTGCCGCCCGTGCAGGCCGTCGTGGTGAACAGGCCGCCGAGAACCGTAGAGATCGAGCCGTCGATCGCGTCGATCATCGCCTGGGAGCACTTGCCCCAATACGGCGCGTTCGGCGCTTCGAATGCGGACGCCCTGGGCGCAGCCATCGTCGCCTTGGGCTGATGGTTGAGTACGACGCTGACGGGCGTGACATTGCCCGAATCGGTCTCGTAGTCATTGAGCGTTTCGCCCTGACCGGGGTCAAGGTTCAGCTCGCCGGCCGTTGCCGTGGCGACCATCACCTTGACGGTATCGCCATACTCGGCGAAATCGTCGGAGAGGTCTGTCGCGAAAAGGCGAGCAATGTTGATGTCGCCGGAGATTCCGACGAGCGCGTCGTTTGCGGCCTTGATGAGGCCAGGAGATTGGAGAGCCATTGTTTTATAATCCTTTCAGTTGCAATTACTTGTTTTTGCGGTACTTCCCGCTTGCCAGGAATGCCGATTTTTCCTTGGGCGTCCTGCATTTTGCGAGTCCGTCCTGCATAGTCGGCAGCTGTTCGGCGGGAGTCAGTACGCCACCGGTCAGGAGGTCGCGCGTTTCCTTCATGTGGTCGAGCTGCTGACGGCACTCCGCCAGTTCTCCATCACGTTGTTCAAGACTCGCCTTGAGCTCGCTCACCGCGCCGACAAGAGCGGCGAGATTCTCAAAGCCTGAAGCCTTGACCTGATCCTCAAAATCCTTTAGCGACTTGGCCGCTTTCGCGCCCGTCTCTTCGAGAGCCGCGACCTGAGCTTTCAGGCCGTCGCGTTCGGCGACGACCGCGCCGTGCGCCTCTGCATCGACGGCGTTTTTCTCGAACTCGGAGATACGCGCCTGAAGCTCGTTTATTTTCTTCGACGCGCCCTTGTAACGCGCCTCCCAATCGCCGCCCTCGGACGGTTCCGTACCGGACGCCGCGGCATTGGCCGCCGCCGCATTTTCAGCCGCCGAATTGTTCCCCGTGGAACTTTCGGACGGCTTGTCTTCGCCCTGCGCTTCGGCCTTGGCCTTGGCTTTCGCCGCCTCGATCTCGGCCTTGCCCTCGTCGGTCAGTTCCTTCGACGTCAGGAACTTCGCCGCAGCTTCCGGCATCTTCGCGAACTTGTGTCCGACGATAGACGCGGCCGCCCGAATGTCAGACGCAATGACGGTGCATTCGAGCCCGTTTTCCTTGCACTCGGCGCCGGTGTACCACGTCTCGTCGGACATGAGCGCCGATATCTGATCTTCGGTCAATCCCTTGAACTTGCCGCGATAGAAGGACATGATTACGGCCTTCATCTGATCGAGCACCGACGCCTGTTTGCGCAGTTCCTCGGCGTTGCCCTCGGCATAGCTCCACGGATCATGGATCATCATAAAAGACGCCTCTTCCATTTCGATCCTGTGACAGGCGCAGGCGATTACCGACGCCATCGACGCCGCAATGCCGGTGACGTGCGCGACAAGAACGGCCTTCGAGTTCTTGATCGCGTTCGCCATCTCTATACCCTGCACGACCGAGCCGCCGGGCGAATTGATCTCGATCTCCGCTTCCTCGCCGGGCGCGAGAGTGTCGAGAAACGATTTCAGGCTTTTAGGCGAACACCAGTCGCCCCAAAAACCGTGATAGTCGAAATCGGCGATCTCGCCGATAAGACTGTATTTCTTTCTACTCATGTGTTCCTTTCATCGCCGTCGTCGGCGTTGTTTTTGTTCTCGTCGGTATCAATGACGTTTCCGCTCGACGTCTGGAGCGCCAAATGCGGAATGCCATGAGCCTTGAAAAATTCGATTTCCTCGCCGAACGCTAGCGCCGTCCGCTTCCAGTTCGGGCCCCATTTCTCGCGATAGAGAATCGTGCCGTTCTTCAAGCCGGAATTGAGCGCGTTCTGCTCTTTGACCGGATCGAGCGAACGGTGCGGCGGCCTCTGCCACTTTACGCACGTCCGCCGCCAGTCGAGCGGCAACGCCGAATCTTGCGGAATCATGCCGCGACGCTGAGCCCAGCGCGACCAGTTGACGAGCACCCAGTCAAGAATGTACTTCTCGAGCTTGTGAAACTCGTCGTCGAACTCGATTTGTGCGAGCACCATTTCGGCCTGACTCGCCGAATACGAATTGTCCGCCTTGCCCGTCGCGTGAATCGAGCCGAGCCCGATAGAGAAGCCGACGCCACGGTGCAGCCAATTCGAGAACTCGACGAGCTTGTCGTTCGGGTGCTTTGTGTCAAGTAGCTCCATCTTCAGGCCCGGAGGCATCAAGTCAAACAAGACGCCCGCGCCCCGGATTTCCTCGGTGTCGATCTTTATCTGTTCCGCTTCCTCTGCCGCTTCCTGAGCCGCTTCCTCTGCCGCCTGATAGTCATCCGCGCCGATAGGTGCCTCGACGTCGGGATCGAGCTCCGAGTCGATATCGGCATCGTTCTTCTCGACCTCTTGCAGAATCTGCCCGATTTTCTGAGCGCCCATCTTGGCGGCCTGTACCTCGAACCCCTGCAAATCGGTCAAGTCCGCGACCGTGCCGAGCCCCGGCCATAGCCGGGAACTGCCGCGAATCTGATTGAAGCGTCCGACGCCGCGGAAGATCGTAAAGAGCGAATCGCGCCAGCGCAGGCCTTCCGGCTTTATGAGAGTCCACGCGGCCCTGTTGCCGTTCGCGTCGAACTCGTCGTATGCCGACAAGCCGCGCTGACTCCAGGATACCGTCACGCCAATCGTCTTGCCATTCGCGTTCTTCACAACGCCCTGGAACTGCTTGTATTTCGGGAACTTCTTTTCGAAGCCGACGAGATCGCCGACGCAATCAGGTTCAAACGCAATCACCTGACCGGTCGACGCAGCCGTAATGTCGTCGTCGAACACGAGCACGACGTCGCCGCCGAGCATCTGAGTTCGCAGGGCGAGCTTTAGAACGTCCTGCAAATCCATGTCCTCGAAATACTCCGCCTCTTGCGCCCAATTCGCGAAAGCCGTCTCGATCTTCGCGGCAGCCGTCTCGTATCCCTTCGGAAACTCAAAGACCGCTTTTCCGCCGTCAACGCCGACGACGTTGATTTCAATCTGGTGCAAAATCCCTTCGAGCCTGTCGGAGTTGCGAGCCGCATTTCTCGCGAGAGCGACGAGACGGTTCCGCTCGTAGATCGTGAGCTGTCCGACTTCGCCCTCTGTCTCTGCCGAGATACGCGGACGGTTCAACTGATCCGGCCCGTGTACGGTTCGGTATCCGCCACGCGCCAAATAGCCCATCTTGCGCATACCGCCGATAATCGTCGCCGCGATACGCTTCTGCGTGTCCTTCGGCAGATCGGCGAACTTCGCCCGGAAGGACGGCGTAATCTCGCGCTTGGCAGCGCGACCGCCCGACTTCTTGGAAACTCTCGCTTTCGCCTTGGCCATGTCAGCACCTCGTCACCATTACGCGCCTAATGCCAGTCGGAGAAACGCCGGCGAGACGCCTGTTTATCTGAGCGACACGATCGGCGTAGTCAGTCCTGAGCTGTTTCAGATCGTCGAGATCAAGCCGCGTGTAAGACTTGGAGCCGCCACCGGCCGAAATCGTCGCCGACGCATAGCCGTTGACGGCTATCGCCTGACGCGCCCTGTCGATCTCGCTGATCCACGTCAGGAGCCGTCTTTTGTTCTTGATCAAGTTGTCTCTCGATTGTGCGCTCATCACGCGAATTACTATAGCACAAAAAGAGACAAGAAATTTCGCCGTTTCCGAAATAGTGCCCCGTTCGGGCGCTAAACGGGCGAAATAGTACCCCGTTCGGGTGCCGCCGGTTCTTGCGGCCTGTACTCAATCGTCTCTTTCCGGCCGCACTTGACGCACTTCGCGTATATGCGCCGACGACCCTTGACGACCTTCGACGACACCTTGCGCCACGGGTCCCAGCGACCGCATTGCGGACATACTTCGATATTCCGAAAAATCATTTGCAATACCTCCCGCGCCGGATTTTCTGCCGACGCTTTTTTATGAAAACAACCCTCTTTCTCGGCGTCGAATCTGCCGCGACAAGTGGGTTCGTCGTCGCTTCGACGTCGCCGGGATACGGTTCAACCTGATCGTCAAGCGTTCCCTCCGTCTCGTCTGCCGCGCCGTCGTATCCGGCAGCCGCCACGACCGCCTGATTGCGCATCGGATCGAATAGATCGTCTTGGTGCAGCTTGTGCGGCGCGATCTCGTCGCCGTTCGGCTGAATTTGCTGAATCGGCGTCACCGCCTTGAACGCCATGCCGCCGGGCGAAGTGATTACGCCGTCGATAATCGCCGATAGATTATCATAGCAATGATACCACGACGCAAGCGCGAAACATCCCGTCGTGCAGTCGCAGAAATGATTTTCGCCCAACGTCTGCCAATCCCACGCCGTCAACGTCTGACGCCCTCGCGTGACGGTGTACTTGCGTATCAGCTTCTCGTTGCAGATTTCCGTCGCAAATTCAAAGTGCCGCGTCGGATCGGAACCGTAGAGCGAGAGCGATCCCGGTTGCAACGGCGTTTCGAGAAATCCCGATTGCATTATCTCGCGCCAGTACGGTGC